GCCGCCGCCACCAGTGCTGCCACCAGTGCCGCCTCCAGTTCCGCCGCCTGTTCCCCCGCCAAGACCAGTACCGCCCCCGCCCAATCCTTCTAATCCTGTTGGGCCAGACCCAAATCCTCCCGTGCCGCCTTCTCTAGCTGCTCCGCCAGTGCTCTTTGCACCTTCGCCGCCCACTCGACCCAGCTGTATGTTATCTAAATACTTAATATCGCTGAACGGGCTAATAATGTTAAGGCCCCGGATGATCGTGTTGATTGAGTCAATGAAGCCATTGGCAAATGCTTCAAAGCCTCCAATTAGTCCATTGAGCAGGGTGTTGACAATGTTTCTAAAGGTCTCAAACTTTGTGTATGCAACTACTAGTGCGGTGACTAATGCTGCTACGCCGATAGCGATAAGAGTAAATGGGTTGGCTGCCATAGCAAAGTTGACTGCAAGAATGGCTGTTGCTATTCCAGCGATTGTGCCTGCAATGATCTGAAAGGCTTTAGGGTTGTCGGAAGCCCATGCTGCAAACTTTGTTAAAAACGGCAAAACAGCGTCAACTACTGGTAGCAGTCCTTTGCCTATTTCTATTTGTAAGTTTTTGATTTCTGCAGACAGGATGCGCTGGCTGTTTGCTAAGCCGCCGCTGGTTTTCTCGAAGTCTCCCTGAGCGTCACCAGTCTGATCGTAAATAACTTTTTGTGCTGCAAGAATCTTTTGCTGGTCAGTTAATGCACCGCTGCCGCTATAGATCCCTAGTTCCATTGCTGCGGCTTTTAAGGTTGCGTCGTTAAGTAATACACCAAATTGACGGAGCGGTTCGGCTTCGCCTCGAAGAGCTGCGCCTATTGCGTTGACAGCTTCTTCTGGGGATGTGTTATTAAAAGAGGCAAGGTCTGAGGCAAGTGCCGTAAAGTCATTGCTAAATGCTGCTAGTTCTTGGCCGCCTAATCCTGCGGCTTTACCGAAAGTTCCGAAGGTTCCAGCAGCGGTCAGTACAGCGTTTTGTGATTGACCTAAAGCGGTGGCAGCAGTTTTTGCAAACTCTTCGATATCTTTTGCGCCTTCGCCGAAAATCACATTTACTTTGCTTAAGTTTTCTTCAAGATCTGATGCAGCTGATATGGCTGGCCCTGCCGCAGCCGCTAGACCTGCCAAAGCAGCAGCCGCTGGGATAGCCGCTTTTTTAATAGCAAACTGTGCTTTTTCTCCAGCAGTTTCTAATTGCTGAAACTCTTTAATGGCTTTGTCAATGCCTTTGCCGTCAAACTCTGAAATGATCGGAATAGATAAAGCCATGGTTACAACTCCTTCTGCACTTCTTTTATAGTTAGCAAGATCATCTTTTCCATTTCGCGCTCAATGCCGCGCTTAGCTTTATAGACCGCTGGGCCAATAAGTCGAGTACGCCCCGGCATAGCCATTGCGAAGCCGCGCTCAGGACTCACTGCGTCAAGGGATGTGCCTAGGCGGTTGGTGTCTTTGCGTCCTGCACCCTCAAATACTGCTGCTGCTGGATTCTTTTGCTCGATCAGGATCACGCCTACAGCGTTGCGCCGAGTATCAAAGCGCATCCTTACGCCAGCCTGTGCACTCGAGATAGTGAACGGGAAGATCTTGCGACCACGATCAGACCATCGGTACTTCATCCCTGACAACGGAAACTGGCTGTATGCGGCCTTGCCAGCGTCAATGGCAGGCTGCGCGATCGCTGTCGCCTCAGCCTTAAAATCCTTCTGCAACTGAGGGTCAATTTTGCGCAACCCGTTAATGGCTTCTTTAACCCCAACAATTTGGATAGACGCTGATGCAGTCATAGTTACTTCTTGCGGTGCATCTGCTCAAGCACATAGGTGACTGTGTTCAGATCTCTCATAGTGAACTCAATCTCCTTGGGCCAGAAGCCTGTTAACGCTAGGACTTCGCAGAGGCTTCGCCGCCAAGTCCCTCGATGAAAGGGGTCTCGTCAACTACCTCGGTGATAGGTGTAATGGTCATGTCAGGGTTTTCGGCAACCCACTCTCGCCAAGTTGCAGGCACTTTGTCTCCAGCAAGTTTGCAAAGGGTGTAAGCCCAGCAACACATGTCGGTGTAGCCAATGCCTTTGCCGTCAGCTGATCTGCGGTTTTCTGTTTTCTCCCAGTCAACAATGGCAAGCATGTTGGTGTGCATCTCGCGTGCTGGTTTACCGTCGGCAAGGTCGATAGATAGTTTGACTTTCATTGTTTCTCCTTTGTCGGGCAAGGCTCCGCTTGTGCGGTCTTGCTACTTGTAATTCTCAGCGGCTGATGCCGCGAGATCATGCGACGGCTTTAGCTAGTACGCCACCGCTGAATGTAAGATCGATCGTGGACAGTTCGCCAAGCGAAGCGTTGATCGGTGTATGTGCCGAAAGGTATGCGCCAGTCAAAGTGTATTTTGGCGCTGTGGCACTTGGGGTAACTAGTCCTGCTGCTGTTGGTGACAGAACAATGTTGCACGTTGTACCAACGAGACCGTAGATGCTGGCTTCAGTTTCCGTGGCGGCGTAGCTCTGATAAAGGGTTACGGTGACAGTGTTACTGAAGAGGCCCGACGTGAACGACCTGGATGTATTTGAAAACGTCGTGTTTTCAAGTTGTTCTGCAACGTAGTTGAGGACAGCACTTGTGCACTGATCGGTCAGATCAACTGCGTTAATCGTGAGTGCTGGGTTAGAAAGATATGTGCTACTGACAGCCATGTTATTGCTCCTTGGGTTCTGATTTGACTTTAGATGATTTCTTTACGCTGTCGGTGGATATCAGGCCGCCGTCGAGCAGTGCGTCAATGTTGACACCGTCCTTTGGGATGAACTCGTCGCCGGGGGTTCCGAGGCGTGGGCTAATGATGGTGTACATGGTTTCTCCTTATGCGCTTTGGGCTTGTATTCCACAGTCGAGGTCGTAACACGGGAAGAGCTGCCCACCAATTTCTAGGTTGCTGGGTCGGCCTGCCATGACGATGATCGGGCTGAGTAAAACTTTGCTGACGATGTCGAGGATGCTGCGGAGCACTGGTAGGCCTGCTGGGCCTGAGCCGATGACCTTGATTGGGAAGTCCATGCGGATGATGTTGCCATTGCCAGCGATTGTGGTAAACGATGGCGCGTCGATGTAGACGCAGTTAGGGACGAGCTTTGTGGGGTCGTTGACTACTCGCAGGCCAGTGACCGCTGTGAGTGTGGTCGTGAGGCTGTCGATAGCCCCGTTGAGAGCGTCTGTGTAAGCCATTAGGCGCAGGCAGGCCTGTCAATGCCGAGCAACTGTTTAACGATCGGTGTGAGGCTCTGCTGTGGCGCTGTGCCCATTCCGTCAAAGGATGCGAAAGTGTTCTCAAGCGAGCCACGGCTGCGCCAAAGAGCTGCGCAGTACATTAGTGTGCCAAGCGTGGCATCCCCACCCGGACTCGTTGTGAGACTGTCGATGTAGCCAGCCTCTTGACGGCGACGATATGCAAAGTCATTGCCAGCAGATACCGCTTGAGTGATAAGCGTGTAATCGTCTGATGGGTTTGTGATCTGTACGCCAAGGTAGGTGACAAGCTGGGCAGCAGTGACCCAAGTGCAGGTCTGCGTATAGGTAATTGTGCCTGTGGCAGCGATGCGCTCGACATTGCTGGCGGTCTTGGCATAAAGCACCTGATTAGCAATAGGCACATTTATGTCATAAAGCAGATCGCCTTCAGTGTCTGTTCCTAAAAACAAATACTGCGGTAAAGCGTAGACAATGTATGTGCCGTTAAAAGTTGCGTCGACTGAGCCAACTGTTATTGACTGGCCGACTGCGATCTCCGTGGGGGTAAGAGATTGCAGTACGGCGTAGTCATCTAACAGATACTTAAATGTAACGCTATATGTAGCCATGAGCGGATGCTCCGCTCTCGACTAGGCGATCAAGATCGACTGAACTTGGGTGCTGTCTGCGATGAAGGTTGAGACATAGCCTGCGTACGAGAAGTTGCGACCCAATGTGGATGGCAACTCTACGGACATCAAGCCACGGATCTGCTCGTAGAACTCAATTGCTTGAGCGCGAGCAACGACCATCGTTGAGGCTGCAAAGTTTTTGTCTGCAACAAGGCTCAGACCAAATGGGTTAAATGTATTCATTTGGGTGATGTTTGATGTGCCTGCTGCGTTCATGCCCATGAGGCCAGCTGCGCCGACATATGGGAATACTGGACGCTTGTCAGCATCAAGTTGCTTGCCCAAGTACAGCCACACATTGGGATCAACAAACAAGTGGTCTGGCAAGAAGTTTGTTGCGGTGAGGATGTTGTAAGCGGCGGTGTACAGCGCGTTAAACAGTGAACTTGGGTCAGTCGATGCGACTGTCCATGTTGCACCGGACGCGGTTGCTCCAGCAGTGATTGCGTCTGCTGCGACATTGTCCGATGCGAGCATGTATTCGCCGACGAGGTCGTTGAGAATGATCTGCAACGATGCTGGGTCAGTGAAGTCAACATCTTGGATGGACAGTGTTACTTGACCAGCAAGCGTGGTTTTGCTGACAGTGTTTGCAGCAATAACCATGGTTGTTGCCGATGCGGCAGAAAGTTCGCTTGATTGTGCAGCGACGCTTGTGTGCGTTGTGATTGTTGGGCGAACAAAAGTCTTTGATGCTCCGCCGTTTGGCATTGCGCGTGCGCCGATTGCTTGCACAACTGGACGGATGAAATTGAGGTCTTGGAACACTGGCCCAAGGACTGGTACTGGCAAAAGACCAGGAGTGTCAGTGGTAAGAACATCGCCTGCAGCTGCTTCGAGAGCGGTCTGCCTTGACTTGATGTATTCCTGTGTTGCAGCTGCGACATTGCGGAATGTTTCTCCGCCGATGTGCATTGCAGCGAAGTATTCGCCCGGTGTTGGGAGATCAAACTTGCGCTTGGCTACTGCTGGAAGTGAAGCCGTTGGAATGGTGGCCTCGATGACTGGTGTTGCTTCGGACATTGGTTCTGTCTCCTCTGTGGGTTCTTGTATTTCATTATTGTCGGTCTCTTCGGGTTCGTGGTGGATACTTGCAGCGATGTCGGTAATGATCGCTCCAGCAAACGCTGGGACTGGCACCATAGACAACTCGATCCAGTCGGCAGCCAACACGGTTACTGAGCCGTCATCGTTGGCGCGACTTTTGGTTGGATTTACGCCGACCGATACTGAGTCCAATACGCCGTCAAGGGCGAGCTGTAGAGCCTCGTCGCCTGCGACTGTTTTGCTGATCTTGGCACTGAACAGCATGCCCTCTGGGGTGTCAACGCGTTCGGTGACGATGCCGATGGCCTGATTGCTGTCGTGGTTCATGTAAAGCCGTGGGGCTTTGCCTTCGACTGGCAGACTGCCTTGCTCAAAGACGACTTGTGTGCCGTCGCTGACTGTGGCTGGCACGCCGTATGGGACTGCTATGCCTGTAATGGTTCGTGATGGTGTGCCGTCGCCTGCGGCTGCGTCAATGCTGACGGATGGTGCGGTAAATCTGATCATTAGCTTGCGATCTCCTCTTGCGTGTTTTCTGTTATTGGGTTTTCCATTTGATCTGCGAGATAGTTCTCTTCGAGGTAAGACTCGTAATCAAATGCGACGTATGTGCCGTTAGGAAGCACATTGTTCATTGACAATGTTTCGGCAATTGCGTCGGCGTAAAGTTTTACACCAAAAAACAGCAAGTCCATGCGCGCCTGTTGTGATGACTGGTACGAGTATGACCCGGTCGATACGCCGATCAGGTATGGCGGTACGTTGCCGATGCGTCCGCCAGTTTCTAGTGCGCTGTAATTTGCGGACTCAATGAGCAGCATTTTGTCTGGTGACATTGTTGTCGGTTCGTAAGATAAAAACTCGTTAAGCGCAGCGGTCTGATTAGTTGCTCGAGCAGCGTTAAACGCAGCTGCAAGATCGGCTAGTTCTTGTGCGCTTAGTGGTTCTCCACCAGTTTGCTTGAGTACGCCAGCAGGGATGGACGATGATGCGTTGCGTGCTCGAGCGTCTTGTATTTTTAGTGCTGTTTGTATTGCGGCCTGTGATGAATAGACCATGCCTTGGGTTGGAGACAAGAATTGCACCAAGTTCTTTGGGTCTATTTCTCCGCCTTGAAAATAAATTTCTTTGGACGGTGCGAACCATACGGGGCCAGCCATGTCTTGTGTTGTGACTGACCCTGCTGGTAGTCGAGTAAAGGTTGCTGGAAAGCCGTCGGCGGTGCGTGATGTGATGTACCAAAATGCGCGCCCGTAAAAGTACAAGTCGTCAAAAGTCCACGACATAAGAAAGTTAAACGGAACTGTGGGATCAGGACGGCGCAGCCATGTGCGCGGCGCAATGTAGACGCGTTCCATTTCTTCGCCGTTCCACATTTCGTTGTACATCTTTAGGGGCATGCAGCCAATGACTGATGCCAGTAAGTCGCGGCTCCTTGAGATCGCAGGGATGGACACCGCCGCCGCTCTCAGTTGACCCTCTTGATAGGTGTAATACTGACCGATCATGTTTACGCCAGCATTTTGCGACGAGTAATTTATTCCGCCGCCAGCAGCTGCTGCTTTGGCTGGTGCAGGACTGATGGCAGCCTTGCTTACTTTGCGGTCAAATAATCCCATGCCACAACATTACAGACAGCGGCGCTGTGATGGTGGCACTCGATCGGCCTATCAGTTCCCGACGAAAGGCTAGGTACATCGACCGAGTGCCGAGGGTATGTTACTGATTTACAGTGACCAGCATGGGCTTACCTGACACAGATGGACGTGAGCAAAGTGCTGCCGCCCAGATCATGCAGCGACACAACTCGATCGGGCCAGGACTCCTCTGCGAGCTGACTGCGACCGAGCCTTGGCTTCTGACCGCGACCGCGCGCTGAACATGCTCTGCGAGTTGAGTTGAGCCGTCATGTAGCAGCATTTTTTCTGCTATCAGGTTTCTTACTGTGGGGGTGTATTTCAGTATTTCGCCGTAACCGACAATGACCTTTTTGGTTTCTAGGTGTCGAGGCCATTGGATGTCAATGCTGGGCGAAATAGCAAACTTGCAGCCCTCAGCGGTAAGTCGGTCAACCTCGAGCAAGAGAGCTGCAAAACTGTCCACAACGAAAACCACGGTCACGACAATGCGGCGATCGGGCAGGGCCACGGCGCGCAGGCCAAAGTATCGGCTGTCGTCCATGCTGGTCTCGATGGCAACAATGCCGCCTCTGGGTATGTCGCCTTCATGCTCGAGTGCAGGCCAGACACCCGGCGGTATCCATCCCCGATCGGATGCCACCCACAGGTTTACGGATGCGCGTAAGAATTGTGCGCGGTCAGGGTTCTGAGACTCGGCCTCGATCGTTGACAATTCCAACGTGTGACCGAGCGCAGGGTTGCCGTAAGCCCAAGCGGCAGGGTTCATTGGGTCTAGGTCTGGTGGTGGCGACCACTCGGCAAAGTACAGCGACGATCGTTCCCCACGGTCAATGGCGCGCAGGCCTTGCTCACGCCAGCGCAAAAATGCGGTACTGGCTTCCGTTCCAGCAGTTGACCAGCAGCTAAGCAGCGGCGATTTTCGTGCGCGCATAGATGGGATAAGTCCGCCGTCGATAGCGAGCTGCGACATGTCCCAGATTTCGTCTGCCACGATCAGATCGTTGCTTGTGCCGTGACCGACCGATGGCTTTGCGGCGCGTACCGTCCACTTGCTGCCGTCTGGCATTGTCACCGAGTTACGCCCATAGGCCTTGACACAGGATGCACCGAAGCGCGCCTCAAGCACTGGGGCGATTTCATCAAACAACGTAATTGCCAAGTCAAGTCGGTTCGCCGTTGTTAGCACCGTCTGTTTTTTGCCCCGTATTTTTGGCATCTCTGTAAGCCACCAGCCAACCAAACTACCTAACGCCACGGTCTTGCCGTTCTGTCGGGCCGTAGAAACGAGGCTTGTCCGATGCAGCAGCTCACCCTGCTCATCAAAGGCCAGCTGACCGTCAAGCGCGCGCACCTGCCAAGGCATAAGCGTAATGCCAAGGTGCTGTTCTGCCCATCCCTGCACATCGCTCCCATACGACCCGGCATGATCAGTGACAGTCGTTTCCAGTCGAGGCCAGTCGTGGCTGATCGCCGCCAGTTCGGGCTGGTCAGGCTCCGATAGAGACAAGAG